AGTCGCGGATTCCTGCCCTGTTTGTTGCGGGTGGTCCGGACGGGCCGTCTATTTTGAAACCGTTGATTGGTTCGCCGGGGGTGGGAACAATTTTTACGAAGGGTGTGTCGTAGCCTTCGGGGAGGCTGAATTCTTCGATGTCTTCTAGGGTGACTCCTCCGAATATGAGTGATTCTTGGTAGTTGCCGGTGACACCACGTTTTTGTGTGTTGTTTGTGTTTCTTATGGCGTCTGGGCGGGTGAGGTCTTCCCATGTGGATTGGGGGTCGGATCCCCATGCGAGGGCGTCTAGGAGTCGTGAGCCGTCTCCGTTGTTTCCACGTAGTCCGGTTCCTACGTCGTTGAAGAGGGTGTTCATGGCGTCGTCTTCGTCACCGTTGAGGCGTCCGGGTACCCCGAATTTTGTTGGTGCGTCTCCGTTGACTACTCCGGTGCGGTCACCGATTTTGTCTTTTTTTAGGACGACGTAGGCGTCTCCGTATGAGCCGAGCATGTTGACTCGTCGTACTGCTTCGTCGGTGTCGATGTTGGTGTGTGGGGCTTGCGGGTTGTTTGGGATGTCTTCTGCGTTTCGGCTTCGGTGTTGGCTTCCGGCGACGACGTATGAGGAGACTGGGCGTGTTGCGCTTCCGAGTGATGGTGGGATGCCGAGTGTTGTTTCGTATTTGTTGCGGTCGCTTCCTTCTCCGCCGACTGATGATTCACCGATTGCGCGTGTGTCGGATGAACTGACGAATCCTCCGGAGTCGATGATGCTGTCTAGGATTCCGGAACTGAAATCGATGCGAACTTGGGTGTCTTCGTCGTCTAGTTCTGCACGATATTTGCGTGCTGTGTCTCTGGCGATTGATTCCATTGATTCGCCTGATTGGAGGCGTTGTTGGAGTGCTTCTAGTTGGCGGCGTTTTGATGGGCTGATAGTTGTTGAGCCGAGTTCTTCTGTGAGGAGACGGTTGATGCTGTCTCGCTGATTTTCTAGTTTCTCTGCAAGTTGTTGTTTAGATTTAGCGGGCCGGTATTGGCCGCCGAGAATTCCGCGTTGTTGAGCGTCTTCAACCATTTTGAGGTAGGTGTCGTGGTTGTCAACGATGTCGGTGAATGCTGTTCCTCCGGCGTTGGTGACTGCTTCCCGGTATGCGCGTCCGGCTGGGGTTCCTGCCGGTGTTTCTGGTGTGACGTTTGGTGTCACATCAGGCGTGTTGGGGGTGTTGACGGTTACGTCGGGCTGTTTCGGGGTTGCGCGTTCTCCGAGTGTGCCGAGGCGTGCGCCAAGGGTCGGGTTGCGGTCGCCGAGGGTGCCGTACCGTTGCCCGAGTGTTGCCCCTAACGCGGAGCGTGCGCCACTGGCAGTTTCTGTGGGGGTTGCGGCGTCTGCGAGCCCGTAGGTAGGGGTGTAGGGGACGGTGTTGCCGTCACGGTCTACGACCCGGAGTCCTTGGGCGCGTTGTGTGGCGGTGATCCCGTTTTGGATGATGTTGCCGACAGCATCCACGAGGCGTGTGCCTGCGGGTCGTTCGAACGCGGTGCCTTCTTGTACGATGCCGTCGTTGTCGGCGTCGATCGCGTCGTTGTCGTACGGTTCGATTCTTAGACGGCGTGCCATCCGTCTAGTCTCTCATATCAGCGGATGCGTACACCGCAGGACAGGCACCGTTCGGACCACGGATATGTTTTCCGCATCTCAACAGGGTGTTGACATTCTAGGATGTCGCCTGCGGCGTTGTTGCAGCAGTTACGAATGAATTCGGACATGCTGATGCCTTCTTTTTCGGCGGCACGCTTCCATCGTTCGTGATCTCGTTCTGTTGCCCGGATCAGTACTTGTTTGGAGGCGGTTTCGCCTTCTTCGCTGCCGGTTGATGGGCCGATGGTGGGTTCGATGACTTCGGCCACTTTGCTCATGGCGGCTTCGATGTTGTCGATGGGTTGGTTCATGTCAGGTCCCGTATATTCGGGTGTCGTCTCCTCCGGGGTGGATGAGTTCTGCTTCGATGACATCTGTTTCCTGCTGATCGGCATGTGCTGATTCTAGTTCTTTCTGTGGCTGGTGGCCGAGTAGTTCGTTCACCGTGGATTGTGGGAGCACTCCGGCGTTTCCCATGAGTTCTAGGAGTTGGCGTGCTTCTTTTTCTGGGTCGAAGGCGTCGTGTGCTGCGGCTTGGTTGTTGATGGCGTCGGCGAGTACTGCTCGTTGTGGTTGGACTTGTTCGACTTGGAGGTTGACGTTGGTTTGTTCCATGCCGAGGAGTCGTGAGCGGCGGTCCATGATGCCGAGGACTTGTTGGATGGCTTTGAGGTCTGGTTCGACGGTGACTTCGGTGCCGTCGTCTAGGGTGACGCGCCGGTGTTGGGTGAGGGGCCAGATGGATTGTTGGAGTGCGTCTAGGCGTTCTAGTTCCATGCGGAGCACTTCTGGGTAGGCCATGAGTGCTTCTCGGTTGAGTTTTTCTAGTTGCCGTCGGATTGCGGAGTTGACGGCTGCGGTGGAGATGCTGAAGCGGCGTCCGATTTCGGCGGGTGCTACTCCGGCTTGCCGCATTTTGAAGATGCGTACATCTCTTTCAGCCAGAAACTCTTTGGTTAAATTTTTCTGACCGCTCATTGTAACTCCTTGAGTAACTTGGCATCAATCACTCTAGTGTTTTCCGGATCGTATTCAGATGGACTGCCAAGTTCCCATGCTTGATCGTATTCAAGCCATCCTAATATTGTAACTGATGACATCTCTGGCATTTCGGGCCGCGCTACAAATAGGACGAGTCCTTTTCCGAGTTGGTGGCGTCGCACGGCGGCAGTGTCTCGTGTTCTGACCCGGCGCACTTCAATGTTGGTGCCAACATCAGGAAATTCACGATATTTATTGTGTTCTGTTTTGTGCCAGACGTGCCCTGACCAGTATCGGTTGGTTGCTTTGGCGACTGCTAGTTCACAAACGCAGGCTGCTGCCGACGCGGTGCGATCATCTTCCATTCTGGATCGGTCGTAATGCTTGGCGTCGCGTTTCCCCCAGTTGGCGCTGATGCGTCGTGCTGCGACGTTCATCGCCCAGTCATATTCCCAAGGTTCTAACGAGACTTCCATCAGTCCACTTTCGCGAATTCAAGTACTTCGAATGGGAAGGTGCGTCCTCGTGTCATTTTCAACGGGAATTTGCGTTGATCTCGGGCTCCTCGGAAGTGGTTTACGTCGTAAACGTATCCTTCGTGGGCTGTCGGGTCTGGGGTGAGGGAAAGGCCGAATTCTGGCCAGCGTGACCAGACGGCGGAACCGAATGGACGCAAATCCCTTGTAGACATCGTGCTTCCTAGTGGGGCGTGGTGCTCAAACCACATGGCGCACTGGAACCATTCGCGTAGCGAGTCGAAATATTTTGCGACTTCGATCGCGATGGCTTCGCTGGTGCGACCGCCCGGATCAACGAACGACTTGTAGACAGGGCCAAGAAGTAGCAGGTCAGGACGTATTTCTTCGATTGCTTCTTCTAGGTAGGTGCGGTCCTGTGATTTGAGAAGGTCCAAACCGTCCGGTTTGATCAGCAGGTGTGCTTGCGGATCTTGCGTGTACCCGTAGTGAACGGCTTTCCGCTGGATGTCTGATGAAGTGCGTCGGATGATTCGTTGAGGGTTTTCTAGATCGACCATCAACGTTTTGATCGGCTTCATCTGTTCGAAGGTGAACGGGTGGATGCCGGATGCGGTGAGAAGTGCGACCTGTCGGCCAAGCATGGTCTTGCCGACTCCCTCTGCCGCGACAACCATTACTCGTTCGCCGCGTTCAAGCAGGTCAGGAATAACCCAGTCGTAGGAGTCGTCTACGTCTTCTTCTACGAATTCTGACCATTTGACGAGTCGCCCTGTCGGTTTCGCTTGTGTTTCTGGGCCGAGTTCGCTGAGGATCATGTTGGCCCGCGTGATTTTCGATGAGATGGAAATGTCGTCTCGTTCGAAAATCTTTTCGATTTTGGTGAGGGCCGGTTGGAACGGGTCGTCGGGTTCCGGTACGTCTAGGTCAGGGTCGTAGGGGCGGAGTTCTTTGATGGTTCCGCCCGCTTCGATGAGATCCGTCACGTCTTTTACGCCGTCGGGGATGAGCAGTTTGACGTTCGCG